ATAGATGTCCGGATTACGTTGGTTTCAACGAAATACTCGGACACACAAGACGCGGTTGAATATGTTCGTAGTGCATTCGTGAGAATCAAAGGAACTATTCAAGGCGTGAAATTGCAATCGTGTATGTTCGAAGGGCAGCGCGATTTGTTCAGCGATGACGAACGAACTTTCGGATCACAATGTGATTTGAAATTCAGAGTTTCGCGTGATTGATTTATAAATTTATAAAAATTAAAAAAGTAAAAAAATGGCCTCAACAAGTATTATGAATGCAACCGATGTTGTGATTCAAATTTCAGAAGACGCTGGGACAAGTTTCGACATCATAGGTCGTGCAAATTCCGCATCACTTAGTGTTTCAATGGAAACACGTGACACAACAACCAAAGATTCAGCCGGATGGCAAGAGAATCTTGAAGGTCTAAAATCGTGGAGTCTTAGCGGCGACGGATTAGTGACTTATTCAATCGCTGGTGATTTCGATACTCCGGATGATTTGTTCACTTTGTTATCAAACCGCACATTGGTGAAGATCAAGTTTGGTTCGTCTACAACTGCGGAAATCGATTACACGGGTGACGCATACATCACAAGCTACGAGCAAGAAGCGGGAACAGAAGAAAATGTGACGTTCTCTTTTGGCTTTACTGGAACGGGTGTTCTAACTCAAGCGGCGGTTGCCTAGTAAGTAAATAGGGATCGTCCACTGGGCGGTCCCTTTATTAAACATCACAACAAACAACAACAAACAAAACAAAACAAACAACAACAAAACAAAACAACAACATGACACAAATTATTGAAATTGCAGATCGCAAACATCCAATAAGATTTGGATTTAATGCGTTGCGTGAGTTCTCAAGAATGACGGGAACAACATTGGCGCAACTTGAAAAACTTGGTGAAGATATGACCTTGGACCACGCGATCACTTTAATGTATTGCGGTTTTAAAGATGGCGCAAGGAAAGACAAGTCACCGTTTAGATATGAAGTAGCGGACATTGCGGATTGGATTGATGAAGACGAAACTATTTTAGAAAAGTCTTTCGCAATATTCGAGAAACAATTTACGACCGACGCGGAAAAAAAGACATAGGCCGAAGCGGTCAAACGAACAAAAAGGAATCCACATGGGATGACTTAGAAGCGTTCGCCTTCGGCCAAATTGGATTGATGCCGGAATCGTTTTATGATTTATTACCACGTGAGTGGACCAATATGGTCATCGGGTGGAATGAAAAACAGAATAGAAGCGATCAATCGGAGTGGGAAAGAATAAGATGGCAGACTACCATACTAATCAACCCGCACACGAAAAAACGCATCAAGGCAAAAGATTTGATTGTGTTTCCATGGGAATCACAAGAGAAAAAGCAACACAAGGTGTGGACACGCGGCGAAATATTAGCCGAGATAAACGAACGAAAAGAACGCGCAAAGCAAAAGAATGGCAAATTTAAGCAGTCTTAATTTCAGACTCTCGGCAAATATCTCACCTTTTCAAAAGGGACTAAACAAGGCCGGCCGATCAATGGATAGATTCGGTCGCCAAATGCAACAAACGGGGAAAAACTTGTCAATGAAATTGACGGCCCCAATTGTCGCATTGGGTGCGATATCATTCAGCGTGTTCAAAAGTTTCGAAGCAGAGATGTCGAAGGTCAAGGCCGTTTCGGGTGCGACCGCTGAAGAGTTCAAGATGTTGTCCGACAACGCCAAATCATTAGGGGCATCAACGATGTTCACCGCGCGTGAGGTTGCTGGGCTACAAACTGAGTTCGCAAAATTAGGATTCACGGCTTCGGAAATTACCAAGGTAACACAAGCAACGTTGAACCTTGCGCAAGCATCGGGGAGCGACTTAGCACGTGCCGCGGAAGTTGCTGGGTCTACATTGCGCGCGTTTGGATTAGATGCGTCACAGACTGGAATGCTTACCGATGTGATGGCGAAATCGTTTACATCATCCGCAATGGATATGGAAACATTTGCGGAATCAATGAAATTCGTGGCACCGGTTGCGAAAGCCGCGGGAATGTCCGTTCAAGAAACGTCCGCAATGCTTGCGGTGTTAGCCAACGCCGGGATCAAAGGTTCACAAGCGGGGACCGCATTGCGTCGTATTATCTCGGAAATTGGGGCAACCGGAAAAACAACCGGTGAAGCATTGAAAGATTTAGCATCTAAGGGGCTGGACCTTGCGGATGCGAAAGATGAAGTTGGTCGTTCGGCACAATCCGCACTTTTGGTATTGGCGGGCGGTGTTGATCAAATAGCACCATTAACAGAAGCGTTTAAAAATTCCGCCGGTGCCGCCGCAGAGTTAGCGGATGAAATGGGGAACAATGCGCTTGGTGCATCTAAGCGCATGGAATCCGCAATCGAGGGATTAGGGATTTCAATTGGTGAGATTATAGCCGTGGCCTTTGTGCCGATTATTGAGGCGATCGCTAAATTTGCCGGGTGGTTGAATAAAACATCAAAAGAAACAAAGACAACGATAGTTGTGTTTGCGGGCCTTGTTGCGGCAATTGGCCCCTTGATGTTCATCACTGGGGGTGTGATTAGAAATTTTAAATTTTTACGCTTTGCAATGGTAAAATCAAACACCATCACAAAGATGGCTACTATTTTACAACGCGCGTACAATTTAGCGTTAAAAGCAAACCCAATTGGAATCGTTGTCACTGCGTTGGCGGCATTGGGAACGGCTTTATTCTTGGTTAACAAGCGCAAAAAAGAAACGGTTTCAATTGAAAATAAATTATCGGATTCCGCAAAAGAAGAGATTGCGCAAAACGAAGTTCGCGTGGCTCAAGCCAACAATTTGATGAACACCATCAAAAGCCAAAACATAACAAACGAACAACGCGGGCGTTTGATTAGAAAACTAAACGCCGAGTACAAAGATTTATTGCCAAATCTCATTAGTGAGAAATCAAGCGTCCAAGATATTGCCAACGCGCAAAAGGATATGAACAAAGAGATGGCGAAGAAAATCGCTATGATCGCCGTTCAAGACGAAATGACCGAGGCGGTACGTGTTGCGGTTGAGGCACAAAAGCTATTCAACGCAACACTAAAAGTATCTGATGACCTTGCATCAAGGTCACAAGATTTGTTTGGTCGTGTGTTAACAGAAGATGACGCCATGAGGCTGGCCGTATCCTTTAACGACATTACCGCTGCTCAACGACAATTAGCAATAGAAATGACCGCTAACAATGGTTTGTTGGGCGCGCATAAAATAGGTTTAGACGCGGCGAATGAAGGCGTTGTTGAAATAGGAACAAGCGTTGACAATCTATCCGTGTCCTTAAGTAGTGTTGCGGACGAAACCGAAAGGGTTACGCAAACATTAATGGATTTACCAATCAAGCTATTTGCTGACAAATTAACAATGCAACTTGCGCCAGCGTTTGGAGTTGTACGTCAAGAGATGGTCAACTTTACCGCGATGGCGGTGCAAGCCGGAAGGGTGTTGAGCGATGTTTTTGCCGCATCTCTTGAAGAGGTATTCGATAAATTAGAAGAGGGCGAAACAAGATTCGGAAACTTCCTTTCATCAATGTTGTCCGGTCTTAAAAAATTAGCGGTGCAATTTATGGTGGCCGCAATTGCTGCCTTCGCTCTTGCTGTTGCAATTCGTCTTTCAACCGGTATGGGACTCGCGGGACTTGGTTCAATGAAAGACATTTTCGGAACGATGCAAAGCGTTGGCGGGTTTATGCAAAACATCCCAATGATGGCTGAGGGGGGTGTTGTAACGGGACCAACGTTGGCAATGATAGGAGAGGCTGGAACCGAAGCGGTTATCCCGTTAGATAGATTAGGAGAGTTTAACGGCGGCGGCTCGCAACGCGTTGAGGTAGTTGGTAGAATAAGCGGATCGGACATCTTGTTGTCTAACGAACGCGCAGCAAGAAACAGAACAAGACAAAGAGGTTTTTAAGATATGGCGATTAGATACTTCAGCGAGTTTAAATCGGATTTAGACAACGAGTACAAAATTGAAATACATGACACCGAGTTTGTTGGCGTTGTTGAATCGTTCAATGTTTCCGGCGACGGCTTTGCATTAAGTTACGACGGGCAAACGGACAACATTGTCAGTTCAATCATTGGGTCGCAATGTGACATCTTCGCCTATAACAACACGTCTACTTTCAACAACTTGATTGAAGATTTGAAGCTATATCAAGAGGAGCGTTTTTTTGTT